AGACCTTTTTCCATAATTCCACCTTGTGATTTATATTGTCCGCCCATTTTTTTGTATTCTTTGACCATCCAAGCGTTTGCATAAGCTGACGGATAAACATCAAACTTGGCTTTTGCTTTAGACTTAGCCTTACTATAAAGACTTGGATTTTTTACATTGTCAGGTACTGCCATTTAACATTTCCACCTTCGCCTTGCTTGGCGTATTCTTGAGTTAGGATCATTCCTAGTTTTTGCCGAACTGCGTTTAAGTTGTCCAAGTGATCTAGCACAATAAGACTTACGCCTTTTTGCTGCTTTGCTTCCTTTTTTAACTTTACCAGTTACGGCTGTTTTTAATTTAGAACCGGGGTTAGCTTTTCTGTACGCTTTAACACCCTTTGCTGTCATACCTGCACCCTTTTTAGTGGGTCGATAATTAGCTCCCTTACCTTTCGTGGTTTTAGGTATGCTTTTAGACTTTTTTTTCTTTTTTTCAGCCATATCCAAAAGCGTAGCAATGCCGAAACATTGCTACTTTAAATATTAACTACCATAGTTTTTGATCAGCGTAAGCACGATAACATAAGAGTCACCACTGCCTGCACCTGTGGTAGTCAGGTTTATATCACCTGTTTTACCAGTGCCTGCTGTGTTTGCTATTCCACCAAACTCGGTAAAGTCTTCGTCAGTTGTGTAATCTGCGTTAAGGTCCCAACAAATAGTGTCGGTTGTTGCATCCCACAAAAGCTTTACGCTCATGCCAAAGGTTGAATAAACAATTTTTGCAAGACGGACTTCCGTGCATACTTGACCATTGCTACTAGGATTTAAAGCACTAACATCTACCTTAGTAACTGCTGATTCGCCTGTACCATCTGATGTGTTGGTAAATTGAATTACAGCCAGTCTATCGCTATCTACTATAGTTGTTGAGGTTACTGCATCTGCCATAATAAGCTCCTAAAATTAAGCGTCAGCAAATGGTGTAACTATAGTTCCTGAACCAATTAGCAATGAATTGTGAACAAGATAAGTAGCTGCATCAATAGCTGTTACTTGTACAACACTTCCAACAATACCACCTTTGGTTGTACCATTTAAAGTCATGACATCATTAGATGCTGCTGGAACGAAAGCTTTCTTTGTGCTGTCATCAATAGCTATGATTACTGCACCTTTGAACTTATCTGTGCCATCAGTTTTGATGTCAAGATCAGAAGCGAGTGTTTCAATATAGAAAAAGAATGAAGCACCAATGTTGTTAGCTTGGTTTGGGTCTGTAGGATCGCTTGGAGTTGTTGATGAGATAGAAGGCAAAGTAAATTTACCGTCTGCATCATTACACAACAAGATTTTTCCTGCATGTGCATCTACTGTTAAAGTAGTATCTGCGGTTAAAGAAACAGAGTTGTTAACCCCTGCTGAAATAAATCCTGCCAATGATTTGACTGGACCTGAAAAAGTTGATTTAGCCATTATTTGCTCCTAACTAAATATGTTGCACCATCTTGGAGTAAGTCTGCCGAGTCAGTTGGGGCAACGAGTTACCTCGGTTTAGATAACTATACTCTTTATCAACCAAAGGCTCAAGATTTACTTGGTTAGTTTTTTTATGGCTTCTTCGAGGTGTTTAAAGGCTTCGTAGATGTGACCGTATATTTCTTTGTTCTGATCGTTTTTAATTGAGTCTTGTAAAAATACATGACCAACAGTTTCTAACATGCCTTTAGCTTTAATTAATAATTCTAGGTAATATCTCATGACAAAATTTTAACACAAAAAAAGGGAGCCGAAGCTCCCATTTTATCTGTGAGATTGATTATGCTACTTCTTGAAGCCCATGGTCAATGCTAGATATCATCCACACAGATTCTCCTAGTAGCTTTCTAGTTTCTTCAACTAATTCAAGTTTAGTTGATTTTTCTATAAGCTTGCCATCTTTAACCTCAACAATTAAAAGTTCTTTTTTGCCACCAGTAATTCCAGTGCTAATGGTTTCGTTAGAGATATATGTCTCTCCGTAAGTGCCTTTTAAAGTTGTAAATATGTTACCCTCAGAACTAATATAAATAATTTCATTTTCTGATTTAGCATATTTTCTAAAGCTTT